CGACGAGCGCGAGGTGGACGCGTTGGGTATCCAGCTCAAGGCGACCGAAGTGGCCGGGAAGCTGATCGGGGCTTTCGCGCCGGAGAAGGTGGAACAGACCGTAGAGCTGCACGACGCGGCGGACCGCCTGCGCCGTGCGGAGGAAAGGCTTAATGGGCTCATCTCCTGACAGAATCGCCGAGACGGCGGTATCGTGCCGCTATGATCCCCTGGCCTGGGCGAACTTCGCCTGGGACTGGGGCGTCGGTGCGCTGTCGGAGGCCCAAGGCCCGCGCGAGTGGCAGGCGCAGATTGCCTCCGACATCCGCGACCACCTCGCCGACCCGGAGACGCGCTTCGAGCCCTTGCAGATCGCTGTGGCCTCGGGGCACGGCATCGGCAAGTCGGCGTTCATGGGAATCATCTCGAACTGGGCCATGAGCTGCTTCACGGACGCAAAGATCGTTTGCACGGCCAACACCGAGAACCAGCTCCGCACGAAGACCGTGCCCGAGGTCGGCATGTGGTTCCGCAGGTCCATCACGGCGGAATGGTTCGACCCGCAGGCCACGTCTGTCAAGTCCGTGGCGGAAGGACACCAGGACTCATGGCGCATGGACTTCATCCCTTGGAGCCAGAACAACACCGAAGCCTTCGCCGGGCTGCACAACCAGGGGCGCATCATCATCTTGCTGTTCGACGAGGCGTCCAAGATTCATGACAAGGTGTGGGAGGTGGCTGAGGGCGCGCTGACTGACGAGGGCACTGTCATCATCTGGCTGGCCTTCGGGAACCCGACGCAAAACAGCGGGCGTTTCCGCGAGTGCTTCAGAAGGTTCCGGCACAGGTGGAAGACGTACCAGATCGACAGCCGCACAGTGCCGGGCACCAACAAGAAGAAGATTCAGCAGTGGGTTGACGACCACGGTGAGGACAGCGACTTCGTAAAGGTCCGCGTGCGCGGTCAGTTCCCCACCCAGTCATCCCGTCAGTTCATATCCTCAGTGGACGCGGACGCTGCGCGTGGGCGCGAGCTGCGCAAAGAGCAGTACAACTTTGCGCCCAAGATCATTTCCGTAGACCCCGCGTGGACCGGCGACGACGAGTTCGTCATCGGGATGCGCCAAGGACTCAAGTATCAAACGCTGCGCACCTTCTCGCGCAACGACGACGACGTGTACATGGCGAACATCATCGCCAACCTGGAGAAGGAACACAGTGCGGACGCCGTGCTCGTGGACGCCGGGTATGGAACTGGCATTGTCAGCGCCGGGCGGGCCATGGGGTGCTCATGGATTCTCGTATGGTTTGGCGGCAAGTCTCCCGATCCTGGTTGCTTGAACATGCGGGCATACATGTGGCGCGAGATGCGCGATTGGTGCAAGAACGGCGGCTCTTTCGACCCGAAGGACGACGTGCTTTACGATGACCTCATCGGCCCCGAGACCGTGGCGCGCCTGGACGGCAAGATTCAGATCGAGAGCAAGGAGGACATGAAGGACCGAGGCTTGCCATCCCCGAACAGGGGGGACGCCTTGGCTATCACGTTCGCCATGCCCGTAACGAACACAGTGCTCACTACGGCGCACAGCCGTGTAGAGAACTGTAGCGACTACAAACCCTTCTAGGGAGGAAAGAGTATGTTTGACCAGGAAAAGCTCAACCAGATAGGCCACACGGCCCATTGGTACGCAAAAGCGCTCGTCGATCAGGTGCAGCGTTTCGTCGTCGTTCTGGTGCTGGCGGCCGGGGGGCTGGTGCTTTCGGCCAGCATTGAGTCGTCCCATGGCGTAGCGTACGCGGCGCTTTGCCTTTTAGCGGCTTGGCTCTCTTACGGGCCGAGCAAATACGCCCGCTGGGCGGGCATGGCGTGCCCCTGGCTGTGCGCCGCGTCTTACGCCTGCTACATCATGGAGGTGCTGTAATGTGCAGTGCACCCTCTGCCCCCGCCACCACTCCGCCGCCCCCGGCAGCGCAGACCCCGGCGCCCATGCAGCAGGCCAATGACAGAGGCCAGAACGCGGCGAGCAACAGCCAGCAGCGTGCAGCCGCAGCGGCCACATCGACAACCGGGACATCGGCGCTTGGCGCGGCTGGCCCCGTAAACATCCAGAAAAAGACCCTCTTGGGTCAGTAGGAGGCAATGCCATGTGTATCGGAAGTTCCCCCAGCATCCCCGACCCGGCCCCGCTCCCGGCAGCCCCGCAGGCCATGCAGCAGCCCGAGAGCGCGCAGCGGCAGGTGCGTGATGACGCCATGGACAAGGCCCGGCGGGCCGCTGGTCTTGAAGGCACAGTGAGCACGTCCACCGCTGGCCTGACGGACAGCGCGAACGTCTACAAAAAGACTCTCCTGGGGCAGTAGCATGAAGGAACAGAGAACGAAAAAGCAGGAGCTGCGCGCCATCGTCGAGCAGCTTGAGCTTGAACGCAACAAGTGGCGCGGGCATTGGATGGAGCTGTCCGACTACATCGCCCCGGAGTGCGGTGCTTTTTCGTTCTCCGAGGACAAGGCGAACGATGGGCGAATCAGCCGCCACAAGGTTCTCGACGGCCATCCCGGCCGTGTGGCGCGGGACTTTGCCGCTGGCATGCAGTCCGTGGCGACTCCCAAGTCCCGGCCGTGGTTCCGCACGGGAACACACGACATCGAGATGATGGAGTTTCCCCGCGTCAAGACGTGGCTCAAGACCGTGGACGACGTGCTGCGTTTCATGTTCGCGCAGTCGAACCTCTACACCGTCCTGCCCACGGTGTACTTCGAGCTTGGTGTGTTCGGCACGGCCTCGACCGGGGTTTTCGACTCGTTTGACACCGTGCTGCGCTTTCGGCACTTCACTGCCGGGGAGTACATGCTCTCTCGCAACAGCCAGGGCGTGGTGGACACCTTTGCCCGCCAATACTGGATGACGGCGCGGCAGATGGTGCAGGAGTTCGGCAGGGCCAATGTGAGCGCTGCGGTGCAGTCCGCCTACGAAGGCAGTCACGCCGAGCAGTGGTTTCCTGTCGTCCATGTCATCAGACCCAACCGTGAAGTGGCGCGCAAGTCGCCGTTCGCGTCCGACAAGTCCTTCAAGAGCTGCTACTACGAGCCTGACAGTTCCCGCGACGACCTGTTGCTCGAAACCGGGTTCGACTACTTCCCATTCCTGTGCCCCACGGCGAACCGCGTGAGCACCAGGGTCTACGGGCACGGCATGGGCACCGTAGCCCTGCCCGATGTCAAGTCGCTCTACAAGCTGAAGGAAAAGACCTTCCTGGCCGTGGACAAGGCGGTTGACCCACCCCTGGTGGCCTCGGGGAGCATGAAGCGCGAGGTCATCAGTTCCATGCCCGGCGGTGTGTCGTTCGACACCGACGTGCAGAGCACGCAGCTCGGCCTGCGCGCCTTGTACGAAGTCCGCCCGGACCTCAACGGCGCATGGGCGGCCGTGCAGGATTTGCGCGACCAGATCGGCAGCGCCTTCTATCACGACTTGTTCCTCATGCTCGCCATGACTGACAGGCGCGAGATCACGGCCACAGAGGTGGCCGAGAGGCACGAGGAGAAGCTGCTCATGCTGGCCCCGCTGTCCGAGGCGATCCACTCCGAGCTGCTGGACCCGCTCATTGACATCGCTTTCCAGAAGGCGCTCGACAACGGCCTCCTGCCCCCGCCGCCCGAAGAGCTGGCGGGCCAGGAGCTGAAGGTCGAGTATATCGACATTTTGACGCAGGCGCAGAAGATGGTCGGCATCACGGCCAACGAGCAGCTAGCGGGCTTCGTGGGCAACCTGTCCGCCGTGTTCCCCGAAGTGCGGCACAAGTTCAACAGCTTCGAGGCCGTGGACGACTACGCCAACAGGCTCGGCACCGTGCCGTCGATCATCAGGTCGGACGACGAAGCCAACGAGATGGCCGCTGCGGAGCAGCAGCGCATGGCGCAGATGCAGGCCATGGAGCAGGCGGGCGCGGCAGCGCAGAGCGCGAAGGCCATGTCCGAGACTGACGTTGGCGGCGGCAACAACGCGCTCCAGGCGCTTATCGGAGGTATCGCCCAGTGACCCCCAAAGCAGCCAGCACACCCGAGGAGCTGAAGCGCCAGGTGCAGGACTGGGAGGTCCGGCAGGTAAACCGCGAGCGCGACCTCATCGATATCATGTCCACCGAGACTGGCAGGCGCTTCATGTGGTCGCTGTTGGCCGACACTGGCATGTTTCATAGCCGCTTTGAGGAGAAGTCTCTGCGGCTGTACTGGATCGAAGGGCGCAGGGCTTTGGGCCTCGCCCTGTTCAACGAGTTAACTGCGGCCTGCCCGGAACTGTTCTGGAAGATGCAGGCCGAGAACGTAAAGAAACCCATCAAAACAGAGGTGAGCAATGGCTGAAGAAGCAGTCCAGACGCCGCAAGGTGAAGTCGGTGCGTCGGAGAGCGTCGAACAGTCTGCCGCCGTCGAAGAGGTGAAAAGCACCTCGCTCCTGGGCTCCGACGTCGAGACCGACGAAGAGTCCAAGCCCGAGACCGACGGCGCGGAAAAACCGGACGGGGAGGCCGAGGCCAAACCTGAAGGCGACGACGAAGGAACCGAAGCCGAGGAAGAGGAAAAAGCCGACGGGCCGCCCGAGAAGTACGAAGACTTCAAGGTGCCCGAAGGCATGAACCTCGACGCGGCTGCGGTCGAGAAGGTGGCCCCGGTGTTCAAGGAACTCAATCTCTCGCAGGACCAGGCGCAGAAGCTCGTCGATCAGTACGCGGACCTCCAGCAGTCCGCCCTGGCTGAGCAG